CTCCTCGACCGTCCCGCCATGCAGATTCGCGTGACGCACCGCCGAGGCCCGATCCCCGTACGTCACCGCTCCACCCGAAGGCAGCAGCACCTTGTACCGCGTCCGAGACGACGACCACGGACTCGGACCCGCACCACCGCTATTGCAACCGCACATGCGTGCTCCTCACTGCCATTGCGTTCATCGGCTGCGCGAACGCGCTTTCGCCAGTGCCCGCTTCGCGTTGTATTCCAAAACCGCCTTGCAGCCCTTGATCCGCGTTTTGATCGTCGCCCGCTGACGACCGGGCCAGTTCAGGTTGTCGGCCGGGTCGCCGCTGGCGCCCCCTCGGCACCACCGGCGGATGACATTGGTGGCCACGGCGATGGCGTGACCCTGACTCATGCCTTTCGCCATCAGGTGCAAGGCCACATCTTTCAAATCCGACTGGGTACCGCCTGAACGGTCGACCCAGTTCCGCTCACCGGGCAGGTCGACCCACCCCACCGCGCTCGGCGGCGGGGCGGCGGTCAGGCTTTTTTTCCCAGCCCGGCAGCGGCCATCAGCCGCTGCCGGGCCCGAGCGGCGTGCATACGGCGCACCTGCACCGCCAGGGCGCTGGCGGCGACCTGCGCCGCCTCAGCGGGAGCGGTTGATGGCGCCGAGTCCGGCTCGGGTGCCGGGGCAGGTACGGCCTCGGCCGCTTCGGCGCCGGGCACCGGGCTGTCCTCGGCGGCAGGCGCGGGCTCGGGTGCCGGTGCAACATCGGCGGTGCCTTCGGCGTCGGGTTCGCCTTCGGTGGCGGGCGTCGACTCCTCGCCGCCGGTGGTCGGGATCGCCGCCTTGGATTGGGCGGTCGCCTGGGCCACCGGCTCGGCGGCGTCGGCGGCCTTGCCTGCATTGATCGCCTCGATCACGGCGTTCTTGACCTGGCCGACGAAGTCGTCGCCGAGCGCGGCGCGGACGGCGTCGGTCAGTGCGGCCTGCTGAGCCTCGTCGAGCACGGTCGCACCGGAGCAGATGAACGTGCGGATCTCGCCTTCGGCGGCCACGACACGCCCGGAGGCGGCTAGGGTGAGCCGGTCGGAGGCGAGCAGTTCCTCGCTCTGGCGGACGGGGAAGCCCGGGTTCGGCACGCTGAGCGCGGCGATCAGTTCCAGTTGCGATCCCGGCCTGGGCTGACGCCAGTCACCGGAGACGCGGGCTAGTGAGAACCGGTTACGCAGTTCAGGGCTGACGTCGGGCAGCATCGATCCGGCCAGCCAGATGCCGACGGCGTCTTCGCCGACGTTGCAGGCCGCGACCATGGTGCCGGTGTTGTCGTAGTGGGCCGCAGCGGCGTCGGCCGAGAGCATCTCGTCGGCGTGGCCGGTGTTCATGGTGATGATGCCGACCGGCACGACCGAGGCGTCGGAGGTGACGACCTGCGACTGGCGGAAGTAACCGTAGGACCCGTCGGCGTTCTTGGGCGGGTAGACGAGCTTGCCGTCGTAGCCGATGTGCGGCTGGTCCCAGGTGGCAAGGTGGCCGAAAACACGGCCGTCGGAGGTGACAGTCAGCTTGGTCGGCTCGGTCAGGTGCGGGTTGGCGAAGTGGCCTGTCGGCGGGCGCCATTCGCCGCCGGTGGCCGAGGCGCGGATGACGCGGCTGCGGGTCCGTGCCGCCTGGATGGTCTGGTTGCTGGCGCTGCTCGGCATGACAGCCTCCTCTTCCTGCTTCGGTTCGGGCCGCTCGTCGGCGGCGATGTCGTTGTCCTCAGTGGGTTTGGTGCTGTCGCAGCCGCAGGCAACGCAGCCGCCTGGCGCGGGCGCTGCCGAGGCAGATTCGGCAGCGGGCTCGTCCGCTTCCCAGGGGGCGCGGATGCCGTCGTCGTCGTATTCGCGGGCGAAGCGGGCGAGGATCGTCTCCACAGCGGTGCGCATCTGTCCGAGTTCGGATTCGGAGGCTTGGAGCGCGCGTGGTCCGCCGGGGTCGCGTTCGGGGGAGATCGAGTTGGCGGCGGCCTGGACGCCGGAGAGTACGAGGTGCACTTGGCCGTCGAAGACGTCGGCGACGGGGAGGGCGTAGGCGCCGATCGTGGAGGCGTCGGCGTCGGGGTCTCTCCAGATAAATCCGGGGCCCATGCAGTTGGCCATGACGCCGTCGTCGGTCGAGCAGCGCCGGGCCATGGCCGAGCGCGCACCGTCGCCGTCCCATTCGCGGGACCGGTCCTCGTGCAGCGGCAGGTCGGTGTTGACAGTCACCGGCATCGCGCTCTACCCCCTTGGTTGCGTTTCTTCTAGAAGATACTTGCACATTTCGGACTTATCGTGCGTAGTACCTGTCTCTATCTTAAATCGGACATAGCTGGATACGGGGTCGACCAGATGCGGAGCGGCTTCGGTCAGCTCGGCGAACCCGTCGCGCAGCGCCGAGGCGACCGTTTCGGGCTCGACGCGGATCTGGGTGTGCATCGCTTCGAGTGGCGTGTCCCGGTAACGGCCGCGCAGGGAGCGGGAGGAGCCGAGCAGATGCTGGCCGCACCGGCGAAGCGCGCGGCGCGCGGCGATGTCGGCGCATGCCGCCCATCCGGCGTCGGCACCGAGCGACTCAGGAAGCACCTGCGACTGCTGGCCTGAAGGGGGACCGGGCCGGTTGGTCAGGTCCCGCAGCCGGTCGCCCAGACGTTCGGTGGCGCTGGGTACCAGGTTCTGCCGTTGACCGGGGAGCTGCTGCGGGGAAGGGCCGTCGCCGGGCGCGGGGGCGTCGGTCGAGCCGTACCCCAGGGCGGTGCGCGTCGCCTCGGCCGAGATGACTCCCAGCTCGTAGGCCGCCAAAGCGAGGTCGCCCTTGTTCGCCTCGCCCTGGACTCCGGCGTCCTCCCAGCCGATCATGTAGTCGTCGGCGTCCGCCAGGCCCATGGACCGCAGTGCGGGCTGCAGGAACTTGACGGTCAGCTCGCGGCAGGCGAAGTTCAGGGTCGGTTCGATGTTGACCCGCTGCCCTGAGGCTTCTACCTGGTAGGCCGTCCAGTGGTTCAGGTCTTCCATGCCCACCAACACCTGCGGCGGCATGTCGAGGCCGATGGCGATGCGCCGCACCGCCGAGGTGCGCAGGGAGTCGACGCGTTCGTCGAACGGTGTGGCGAGGGTCAGGTGCCGGACGGCGTTGAGCGCCTCCTGATGGCCCTGCAGAATCACCGGCAGGTGCCGCGACACGTCGGTGGGCGAGCGCAGACTGGCCTGGGAGGTCCGGATCAGCGAATGCATCAGCGGATTGCCCTCGGGCGGGTTGACACCGGTCGACTGCCCCGGCGCCGACGTCGAGACCTGGTTGGGCACCAGCAGCAGACCGGCCCCGGCCAGCCTTGACTTCGCGGCGGTCTGCACATGCCCTGACAGGTCGATCAGCTCATGCAGCGTCGGTATCAGCGCACGGGTCGGCGCGTCGGGCTCGGAGGAGCGGATGGGATGGGGCATGAGCATCGGGATCGACCACACCTGGTCGGAGGCAAGCTCGTAGTCGGTGCCGGTGCTGGCATCGTGAACCCACACGCCGTTACCGGATTCGCGGTAGTCGTACTCGCTGGCGACGACCCACTGGCGTTTGCCCTCGGCGGTGTCGAATCCGACCAGCCGCCACCGGCCGAGGAGCTTCATGAGCGTGACGATCCGGTACAGGATCATCGCCTGTTCGGGAGCGGTCGGTGCCAGCTCATCGAGCGGCTCCCACGCCGGATGGTTGCGGCTGACCGCCTCGGGCTCGTTCTCCGATCCGGTCGCCTTCTTGGTGACGATCAGGGAGGCACGCGAGGCCGAGGAGGCGATCCAGTAGATCCCGTACCGCAGCTCGGGGACGAGGTTGTACATCTCGGCGGCCTCGGCCTGCCACTCGGCGGTCGCGCTCTGCAGCGCGTACGAGCCGAGCCCGATGCCACCGGCACCGACCCCGGCCGCCCGGCCGCGAAACATCGCGGCGGTCAGGCCTCTCAACCGCGAGCCCAATCCCATCAGTCAGACGCCGCCTCGCTGCCGGTGGCCACGCCGGACCGACGCAGCACCTCGACCACGCGATCGGCGATCGCTTCGGCGCTGACGCCCTCGACGACTTCCAGGTTGGTTTCGACCGGCGCTGGGGGCTCGTCGGCGTTGACCAGTGCGACCGGTCCGATGGTGGCGACCTCGTGCTGTGAGGGCATCCCGGCGCTGGCGACCGCACCGGCGAACCAGGACAGTGCGGCGATGAGCGCGGTGACCTGCCACCAGGTGTGGTCTGCCCACCAGTGCCAGGACAGTCCCACGGGTACGGCGACCCATACGCCGGTGCACCAGGCGCATTGGACGAGCGCACCGAGCATTCCGGGCAGCCGGGCACGGATCGGCTCGGTGATGGTGTCGAGAGTGATCAAGCGCGTGATCCGGGCCGTAGCGGCCAGGGCGAGCGCGATCGTCAGCCAGTCATCCACCACAACAGCATAAACCGGACAAAAAGACAAATGAACAAGAAACTGGATCGAAAACGTATTTACCTCTGATATCGGCTGAAAAATGCCGCCAATACGGCATGCGATATCCTCACGAATCACCCTGCCTCGGAAGGACTCCCCGTGACCGCAGCCCAAGAACACCTACAAGCCGTCCACAGCTCCCAAGCCGAAATCGGCGCCCTCGACACCACCGCGCGCGGACTCATCACCGAAGCCGAAACCGCCGCCGCCGCCATCACCGGCGCCTTCGACACCGTCACCGAACTCGTCAAAACCGCCATCGCCGCATCCGTCACCGCGAACGACACCATCGGCCAGGCGATCGGCGCAGGTGAGATACATGTCGAGTCCTCAGCGGTCACCGGCCACAGCACCGACACATACGCCAGGGCCGCGAAAGACGACTGCGACAACGCCCAATCGAAGATGCCCGCCGTCCTCGAACTCCTCGAAGCCACCGCCGCCGCACTCACCGAAGCGAAAACACAGAGCATCGCCGCGCTCGGCGGCGCACTCGCCCCCACCACAGACGCCACCGAAGGCGTCGGCATCATCGCCGAACACCTCATCGAAGCCGAAGGCCACATCAACCAGGCCATCCACAGCCACTAAATCCATGAGCGAACTATGGACGGCACTAACGGACTTCGCCCGAATCCTGGCCACGCTGACACACGGCATCGCCACGGTTGTGGGCCCGATACTGCGACAGCTCCTGTCCCACTACCCGCAGCTGCGCATCGCCGTCAGCATCGCCGCGATCGCCTTGGCCGCCTACT